ACTGTCAAAGAAATTGGCGGTGGTGGTGGGGTTACATCTGACGCTGATAACAATACTGTAGGAGGTACTAATGCTGGTGATAGCATCACTAATGGTACTCAAAACACATTTTTTGGGTTTGATGCTGGTACTGCAACGACTTCGGGAAATAGAAATTCTGCGTTTGGAGCCTACGCATTAGCAGAACACAGTACCTCTTTTGATAATTCCTGTTTTGGAGATGGGGCTGGGAGATATATTACAACAGGATCAATGAACACTTGTCTCGGTCGTAGAGCAGGTGAATCAATCACAACTTCACAATCTAATACCATTGTTGGATTAATGGCTGATGCTGAAGGCAGCTATAATGTCTGTGTTGGACAACAAGCAGGTCAATATAGTAGTGGAAGTAATAGCATAATTATTGGAGGTTTTACTGGACAAGATTTTACAGGCTCAAGCAATAATTTTATTGGCTATCAATCCGCAAAAGACGCCACTTCAGCAACGGAAAATGTCTGTATTGGAAGAGGTAGCGGACTTGATCTTAGCTCTGGTTCTAAAAACGTAATTATTGGCCACGACTCTGCAAACTCAGGAACTAATGATTTAACAAGTGGCGATAATAATATAATTATTGGTCATGATGCTGCTGCTAGTTCTGCGACTGTAGACAATGAAATAACTTTAGGAGATGGTAATATAACTAAATTCAGAATACCAGCTTTAAGTTTTTCTATAAATGCTTCTGCTTTAACTAATGGTGCTGCGTTCTATGAAAATGCTAAAACTGTAGCTGCTGACTATACTTTAAGTGGGTCTAATGCAATGGCAGCAGGACCTATTACTGTAAACTCAGGCATCACTGTTACTGTAAGTTCGGGAGATACTCTTACTATTGTTTAATTATGGCTGAACGTACCACAGAGGAAATCGCAACTTTATTTAAAAACGCTGGCGATAGCGTGACTGTTATAAATAGATTAGCAGCGTTAGAATCTTTAACGACTGAAGAAAAAGAAAGAGTCAAACGAAATGTAGATCATTTAGAAAGAATTAAAGGTTATACAAAAGAAGATGGTACGACTAGCATTTGGACAACTGAAGACTTCACAGACCAAGATGCTGCGGTTACACTAGGAAAAACTTTATATTAATGAAAGAAACTATTGAAAAACAGATTCTTGAATGGCAACAGGAAATAATTAATCAGAGACAGTATATTTTACGTTTAGAAGGTGGAGTTCAAGCATATCAACTTCTACTTCAAGAAATTAGTAAAAAAGAAGAAAAATCAGGAACTATAGATTTAGGAGTAAAAAATGAAAAAAAGTAGAAGGGATACTTGTAAAAAAGTGTCCTGTTTGTGGCGCAAGTTTTAATACTATGGAACAACGTAAGATCTATTGCTCTGGAGCGTGTAGAACAAAGTCATGTAGGTCTAAAGTTATTCGCTAGATTTACTTGTCATTTGTCTAGTCATTATACCCATAGTGACGTACAGAGGAGATAAAGCTACAATAAGCAACAGAACGACTAAACTCATTAATGAGCAAGCTCGTATTATTGACTGTTTAATCATGTTTCAAAAAATTGCTAATGTTTTGAGTATCATTTCATTTTTAATGGTAACTTCTGTTATTGGTGGTGGGTACTATGGCTATAAGTATGTAACATCAGAACAATTTAAAACTAAATTAATGAATCAAGTTCTTGGGGGAGTTGAGGGACTTATGCCAAAAGTATTGGATAATGCTTTACCAAATGTTACAAGCGGTACAATTCCACAGTTTTCACCACCAACATCAGATCTTACAAGATAGATGGAGATACCAGAAATAGGTATCAAAAAAATAAATATTCCAAAAATTTATATTCCTGAAATATATCAACCTGATCCTGTATTGCCTGTAATAACAAATTTAGAAATAGATGTGGCAGGTTGTACTTATCAGCACAGAGATATAAAAAACACTGGAAACACACAGCTTTTACTTGATGACCCCAACGGAGTGTTTACTGCGTGTGATTCTGTCTTTCCTAGTTTTTACCCTATTGACTACAGACCAGATCAATTAGTAATTACTGAAGATTTACCAATAACAAATGATGCCCCACCTATGCCAGAGTCGGATGCACCAAAGGTAAACAAAAAAGAAAAAATAGAAATAAAAATAGAACCATGTCCAGCAAAAGATGCACCATTTATGGCAGGGGATTACAGAAATAATAAAAGGATTCAAAGATTAGTAAAATGGGAAAGAAATTTAGATGGTGTATCTTGTGACCCAATCTGGGAAAATGTACCATTTCGAGAAAGTTTTATTGGTACTCCTGAGACACTTGTTTCTACTGCTGTTATTGGTCTGGTTGCGGGTGGGTCTGCTGTTCTTGTACCCCTGATACAAGGGGCTGCAAAGGCTGGTATTAAGAAGTTAGGCAAGCGGTTTGCAAAAAAGGATTAATCTACTTAGTTTTTATTTCGTGAGTATGAGGTAATACTTGATTTGGTAATGGTATAAGCTTCACATCTTCACAAGTGACTGCGTGTTTACCTGTCAAAACTACTCCAAGCTTGGCCTGTTTACCACATACCTCCAGCCTATAAAGAGCCATCTCTAATTCTGTTTTTTTGATTAGCAACTCTTGAGCTTCAATATTTACAACCGCAGCTTTTTTGCAAAGTTCCCCACCATTCCCCAAAGGAATATTAAATTGCATAGAAATTCCATAATTTAAGTTGTAATTATCTTTTTCGTATCTTGGAGTTTCTTGGACATATTTTATTGCCCCTGTGTCCTCGTCATAGATGTTTTGTCTGGTAACTGTCTCTATTGGCCTGTTAAAGCTCCATGCGTCTGTTAGATATGGAGTTATGGTTAAACTGGGCGAGGTGCAAACAATTCCTTGACTGTAGCGATTCTGGGGCAAGCTGGAGGGTGTAATCATGGTTGCGTTGTTATTTACTACCCCTTGGGCATTCGAGCTAGGCGAAGCAACAGTCGTATTAGCCAAAACCCTTGCAGGGCAAAGGATTACAAGAATTACTGACCAAAAATACTTTGAGTTTCCGTTGTTGTGGTAGTTGTAATAGTCCGATTTATTGTGGTTACGTTTGAAAGGCCAGCACCTTGCAGCGACTCCACTAAAGAAAAACTCAGCCCAGCATTTTTTATTCGCCATCTGGGTACTGCCTCAAGTTCTGGACTTGTCCAACTAAACTGGACACCATTAAGAGTCTGAGTTGTTCCAGCAACTGTCGAAGGGTTGATATATCCATTAAGGTCTGCTGATTCGATATTATGGCCTGATGCTGAGTAAGAAAAGCCAGAATTGTATTGGTGCGAAGTGATTGTCTCATTAATTACAGTTTGCGAAGTTGAACTCTGAGTACTAGAACCTGATCTAAATTGGGGAACTACAGGTGCTGCAAAGGTTCTCAGAGGTAGTAGTAATATTAATAATAACCAAAATTTAGTCAATTTCAATCTGAACAGTAGTGGAGGCAATGCAGCTTGTACCAGATCCAAATGCACCAGAACAAGAATAAACCCCACTAGATAAACTGCTAATACTTCCAGAACCCAAAGTCCCCCCAGAAATTACTGTGGTTTGTCCACCTAATACTGGTAATGTTGCAATGCCGCTTGATGGAGTGATTGCTGATTGTGTAGCATCACCAGCCTGATAGCTTTCCGATAGGGAAAAGGCTGAACCAGCAGTAGTAACTGAGGTATTAGTGGCCGTTACTCCAGCAAGGCCGTTAGTGATACTTGACAGATTAAGACCACCAATTCCATTGGTAACAATACTATCCCCTGATCCTGTAGAGGTCGTGACATTATTACCGCTTATGCTATAGCTGTTAGGTGCGGCATTTGTAATGACATAAGGAGAGTCAATAGAAATTTGTGCAGAAGTCACATATTTCGCTGTAATCTCGGCAAATGCACTAGATGGAAAAAGGAAGATAATAAACGGAATTAATTTTTTCATTGTTTTGGAGGAGTGCGGTCAACCTTGATAACATCAGGCTTTTGTGTAATTAGCTCGATTGGCTGTTTAATAATAATTGTTTGATAACCACCAGAGTTGTTAGTATTGACACCGTTTTCTCCTTCTTCTTTCTTTTTCTTTTTAGCTCCCTGTGCAGCATTAACACTAATACCTAGTCCACCTAAGATATTCCCTAAAAGTCCAGCTGCAAAAGTGCTGTCTACCCTTGGCTGATCTGGGATGTCCATTCCAAATAGTTTATTGGGTAGTTTTATATACCCAAGAGACAAGACTAGCAAACACCATGTCAAGATAAATGCTTGAGCCACAGTAGAAACTA